AACACAAAGGTTACAAATAGTCAACAAAAAACCATCACAACGGAGGGTTATCAAATGAGTTTTAATAAGACAAAAACAGATCCTATTTTAGGACAACAAGTACACGAACATTTAGTAAAAATGGGAGTTGAAACTCCAATGAATGCTAATAATCGGGACCGTAAAGAAAAGATTGAATTAATTGAGAGCTATTTCGAAGGCATAATGATGGCTTTGGGTTTAGACTTACAAGATGATAGTCTTAACGAAACACCTAAGCGTGTTGCTAAGATGTATGTTAACGAAATCTTTTGGGGATTAGATTATGATGCATTCCCTAAATGTACTACAGTAGACAACAAGATGAATTACAACGAAATGGTAGTAGAACGCAATGTATCAGTGCAAAGTAACTGTGAACATCACTTTGTTATCATTGACGGTCTTGCTACAGTTGCGTATGTGCCTAATCAAAAAGTATTAGGACTAAGCAAAATCAATCGTATTGTAGAATACTTTAGTAAGCGTCCACAGATACAAGAACGACTAACAGAGCAAATCTTTCACACACTATGCTATATCCTTGAAACAGACGATGTTGCAGTTCTTATAAATGCTAGACATTATTGTGTGCGTAGCAGGGGAGTCGAAGATGCCGGAAGTTCTACCGTTACTAGTAGATTAGGCGGTGGTTTCAAAACTGATCCTGCTGCAAGAGCAGAATTTATGAGGATGGTTTCTTTAAGCGACCTAAATTAAGAGAATTTGTTGCAGGATCATCAGGAAATAGATGTTGTAAAAACTAGAGGATTAGAAGATGATATTCAATCACATTAAGAAACTTAAAGCAGAAGGTAAGAAGATAGGTATAACATTTTCTACCTTCGACTTGTTACATGCAGGTCATATTGCTATGCTAAGTGAAGCAAAGAATCATTGTGATTATCTTATTGCTGGCTTACAAACTGATCCAACAATAGATAGACCTGATACTAAGAATAAACCTGTGCAAAGTATTGTAGAACGACAAATTCAATTGTCAGCATGTCGTTATGTTGATGAAGTGGTTGTGTATCAAACTGAACAAGACTTAATTGACTTATTATTGATTCTACCAATAGATGTTAGAATACTAGGTGTAGAGTATGAGAACAAAGACTTTACCGGTAAGAAAGAATGCTGGGATCGTGACATTGAATTAGTATTCAATGGGCGTGATCATAGTTTCAGTTCTAGTAGTCTGCGTAAACGTGTTGCTAATGCACAAATAGTTAATAAATTAAACAAATAAAAATAGCGGTCTAGGCAATCACCCCGCTCTACAAATTCTGCTGCCTATGATAATGTAGGAAAATAGTTATGACAATCGTTAGTAAAGACAATGTTTGGGGAATGCCGACTAAACAATACAAATACACTAGTACCAAAGAATACCACGATGCATTTCCATGTGCATATCGTCAATGGAGAGCAGACAGCCATTGTAACTTGATTCATGGTTATAGTTTTAGTATGAAGTTTTACTTTGGTACTGACAGTTTAGATGTACGTAATTGGGCTGCTGACTATGGTGGATTAAAAGAACTAAAAGGTATACTGGAAGATCAGTTTGACCATACGTTACTTGTAGCACAAGATGATCCAGAGTTAGAAACATTCAAATTATTACAAGAAAAGAAACTTGCTAAATTGACAATTCTTCCAAAATTAGGATGTGAAGGTTTAGCCGATATGCTTTACAAGTACGTGAATGGAGTGTATATTTCTGATATGTGGGGAGAGGGTGAAGCTGAACGTCTTTGGTGTTATCGTGTAGAAGTACGTGAAACTCAAAGTAACATGGCTTTTAGAGAAGGTCATAGACATTGGAATGAGGACTTGTTTAAATGAAAACATTAGTTAGTTATGCCGAGGTTGAACTACATTGTTTAACTATAGCAAAACAAATGAGCAAAGACAAATGGATACCTGATTATATTGTAGGTATAACACGTGGTGGACTTTTACCTGCTGTCTTGCTAAGTAACTGGTTTGACTGTAAAATGTACACATTAGATGTAAGACTGCGTGATGGTAAAGGTGATGGATGCGAAAGCAATCTATGGATGCCCGAAGATGCAATCGGGTATGTACCAGAAGATCAACGTGGTGAAAGTGGCACACGAGTAGATCCGGCACATCGTAAGAATATATTAATCGTTGATGATATTAATGATACTGGTGCTACTATCAATTGGATTATGCAAGATTGGAAGAAAAGTTGTTTACCTAACAATAGTGCATGGGATACAGTATGGGGAAACAATGTAAAAGTTGCTACACTATTTGATCGTGGACTATCAAGCAATAGTGAAATGCCGCATCAGTATACAGGTGTATTAGTTACACAAGACAATGATCCGGGTTGGGTTGTATTTCCCTGGGAAAGCTGGTGTGGAGAATAATAGGAGAATATATGAAAGAACTTACAATTATAGAAAAAACTAATTTTAAATTAAAACTAAAACAATGGAAATGTGAAACACCTAACGAATTAAATTCTATTGAATTTGTACAAGAACAAATCAATGATGAGGGTGATGTAACTACAACGTCAACATATAACTTTTTTATGACTGATGCTGAACTTAAAAAATTGGCTGAGAGTTTATCACAATGAGTAAATTAAAGATTGCTGAGTTGTTCTACAGCATTCAAGGGGAAGGAAGGTACATGGGTGTACCTTCTGTCTTTTTAAGAACATTCGGATGTAACTTCAAATGTCAAGGATTTGGTATGCCTAAGGGTGAACTAAGTCATGAGGCAGATGAAGTCGCACGTACACACAATGAAATAGAAACTTTCTTCAACTACAAAGACTTACCTTTAGTTAAGACAGGATGTGATAGTTATGCTAGCTGGCATCCAAGTTTCAAAGACTTAAGTCCTATGCTTACAACTGATGCTATTGTAGAACGTATTATGGAAATGCTTCCATATAATGAATGGCGTGAAGAACATCTAGTTATTACTGGTGGTGAACCACTACTAGGATGGCAGAAGTCATATATTGATTTACTTCAACATCCTAAGATGCAGTCATTAAAAGAAATTACATTTGAAACAAATGGCACTCAACCGTTATCGCAAGAGTTACAAGACTATTTGCGTTGGAAGCCTGATAGTTGGACACATCATAAAGGTTATTTTGCATTAACATTTAGTGTAAGTCCTAAACTAACTAGCAGTGGTGAAAAACACGAAGATGCAATCAAGCCTGAAATCGTAGTTGACTATGAACGTTTCGGTTATACATATCTTAAGTTTGTTGTTGCTACAGAAGAAGATGCACAAGAGGCATTAGAAGTGACTAAGATGTATAGAGAAGCAGGATTCGTTGGACCTGTATACTTAATGCCAGTGGGTGGTGTTGAGAGTGTATATTCATTAAACAATCGTAGAGTAGCAGACCTTGCTATGAAACATGGTTTACGTTATAGTGATAGACTACAAGTGCCTCTCTTTAAGAATGAGTGGGGAACATGATGGGATATTCTTATGAAGGACAAAAGTATGTAGTCTATGATTACATACTAATTTGGAATTTACAATTTTGTTGGTTCCCAAAAAAATGTCATAGGTCAAATAAATTAATTTGGCTTAAACATGCATATAAAGGTATTCATAAATTAACTGGTCCTGGTTATAACATTGACGTAGAAGTATGGCATCATCCATACGAACATATGAGATTTATTTTAGAGGCAGTATGAGAACGTATGATAAACGTATAGCATTTTTAGTTAGTTATCAAACATTGATTCCTCATGGGGGCATAGGACAATTCACTAAAAGTTTTATTGAGTTGATGGATAGCCACAATATCAAAGTAGATATCATAACTGACAAGAAACCACAAGACAGTGAATTCATTAAATCAATCAATACTAATATAATCTATCCAGATGAGTCATTACCATATACCGATCATAGTGCTATCTTTATGTACGGTGATAGTTATTGCTTTGAACGTATGGCAAACTTTCGTAATTCAATTATCAAAGCATTGACAAATAATCTATATGATGCAATGATATGTAATACTTATGAAACTGTACAAGTTGCAAGTACTATGGGTCTAGAAGATGTTATTCAAATCATTGCCTATACACACTTAGAAAGTCAAATATTCAAAGATACTAAGAATCCTTTCTTACACAGTGTTAATGACATGATGCGTAAGCAATTAGAACTTAATGGATTATATGTGGGTACTCAAAGTAAATTTAATCAATTGAATATTAGTGACACTGCATATCATCTTCCTATTCCAATCACAGAACAAGAGTTGTTAAAAGAATATCATAAACCTAGAGAAGGTGTATTGTTTATCGGTCGGTGGGAAGAAGGAAAGAATCCTGAACTATACTTAGATTTAATTGAGCAAACTAAATTACCTGCAAAAGTAATGACTAGTGCAAATGGTGCTAAAAAGTTTGAAGAACGACTGAAGAAGATCGGTGTCAAGTATGATATTCGTGTAGGTATCTTAGGCCCAGAGAAAGTTGATTTTATCACTGGTAGTCGTGTTGCATTTAATCCTAGCACAGTTGAAAGCTATGGTATGGCTTTTCATGAACAGCATATTCAATTGCCTACGTTTGTATTAGAGAATCAGCGTTGGACAAAAAACTTTAATAGTAGTTACTTTTTGACAACTAATAAGAAAAACATGGCTAAGGATGTATTAGACATGTATAATCATAGTACTGATGCAAGTTTATGGTATGAGACTGGATCTTTGAAACATGCACAACAAATTGAAGCAGATATATTTCATAAATGGAATGAGTGTTTTAACAGTTTCACCCCAAAGCAAAGTAATAGCAATACAGCAAAAATATTGACTTATGATACCGTTGTTTATGCTGATTATATTAAAGATTTGGATAGAAATATGGTGTGTATTGATGACATACGAAGTGTGTTGACAAACAAGAAGAAGTATGCTACTATCTTGTATACTGATAACCACACAATATTATCAAAAGATAAAGATTATGTGCCAGTTATTAAAGATGAAACAGATTCATTCACTGATTTATTTGAATTTATATAATGATAACTATACCACATGACAAAATAAATGTAGTACATCATTATTTGAATACAGAAGTATCAAAGCGCCAATATTATTTTCACTCTGAGTTTGGAAATCATGATTGGAAAATTGAACGAAGTAATACTGATTGGGTATTACATGCCGATGTTAAACATGAAACATATATTGCATTAAGGTTTTTATGACATTTAATCAAAACGTAAAACGTATCGGCTTTGCTTGTAAATGGGCAGAGATCAACAAGAAGGGCGAAATTGCTAGTACTGAAGGCTTAAACACCGGCGGTACTACTATGGCATGGGCAAATCGTCAAAGCCGTCGTGTTGCTGAAGAAAAAGTAATTGAGGTTGCTAAACGCAACATTATGAACACTCATGCACTAATCAAAAAGGTAGCTACATTACCTAACGAATTGCGTATGTTACGTCTTACTAGTGACATGCTAAGTTTCTACACACATCCTGATTGGCACGACTTCTGGCAATCTACTGATGTACAAAATAGTCTAGCACATTGGTTTGCACCATTAGGTGAGACTGCACGTGCTAATGATGTTCGTATTAGTTTTCACCCTGATCAATTTGTAGTTTTAGCAAGTGATCGTCCTGAGGTAGTAAATAAATCTATAGAGGAGTTTGAATATCATGTCTCAATGGCCAATTGGATGGGCTTCGGCAAACAATTTCAAGACTGTAAAATCAACGTACACATATCGGGTAGAGCCGGTACCGAAGGTCTACGGAGTGCCTACAAACGACTCAGCCCCGAAGCAAGAAATTGCATCACAATCGAAAATGAAGAAATAAGTTATGGACTCAACGACTGTCTTACTATCTCTGACATCTGTCCTATTGTTATGGATATTCATCACCATTGGATTAAAAGTAATGGTGAATACATCGACCCTAAAGATCCTCGGATCAAAATGGTGGTGGAAAGTTGGCGAGGTGTTAGGCCTGTCATGCATTTCAGCACTAGCCGTGAAGATATTCTTGTTGGTCACTCTCCCGATATTAGGCCTGATCTTGAAACTCTTCTCCTAGCAGGACATAAAAAACAATTTTTACGTGCGCACAGCGACTACTATTGGAACAACGAGGTTAACCAATGGGCATTGTCATTCAATGACCAATTCGATATAATGTGCGAGAGTAAAGCTAAGAATCTAGCTAGTTTTAAATTATACGAAGGAAGTAAAAATGTTAAAGAAACTAAAGAACTTATTCTCGAAGAAGCCTAAGAAAGAAGTAAAAGAAGTAGTAATTAAGGCTCCTAAGAAAAAAGAACTAACACCTAAAGAAGAAGCTACATCTAAAGGTGAACCATATATTGCTATCTTAAAAGTAGAAATTGATGATAACAATATGAATAACGGTGCGTTTGATTTAGATTGGAATGATAAGTTTGTCATCAATCTAATACGTGCCGGATATAAACAACGTGATGATGATACTGATACTATTATTGTTGAGCGTTGGTTTCAAAATGTATGTCGTAACATAGCGTTAGAGTTGTATGAGCAGGGACAAGCGGACCCAGATAAACGTGAACCACGTTATGGGCTTAATAAACGAGATTTAGGTAACAATAGAACAGAAGTTTCCTAAATAAAAAATAATAGTAGGAGTATGTAATGGCAAAGTTTTCTTTCAACTATTCAACTGCAGAAGTTAAAGAACGACCTGTAAACGAGTTGGATAAAAAGCCAGGCGACTATGATATTATCTCATTGGAAGATGAGATACTTTCAGTTATGTCAAAAGTTAAATTTGATTCTAATAATCTTAACTTGAATAAACCACAGCATGTTAGTGAAATGCCTGATTTTATGAAGTTAAAAGTTAGATTATTAAAAGTTGCTAGAGCAATACAACGTCCATACATGATGAACCACGCACTTAATATTTCATATGGATGGGATTCACGTAGACCATTATTTCCTGTTGTAGTTTATAATCCTTTAACAGACGAATATTGGATTATTGAGGGTAATCATACTAGTATTGCTCAAGGTTATCGTGCGGCTACAGGTTCTTTCCCTGACTTCAATTCTGAAGAATGGCTCAATTTTGAAATTAAATGTCAAGTTGTTACATTAAACCCTGATAAAAACGGCAACGTAGATATGAGTTTTTGCCGCGATCATTTTACAGGCACCAACGGTGATGATAGAGAACCGTTAGATGAGTTTGATTTTTACAAAAACTATGTATTAAAGGTGCGTCAAGATTATGCAGGTGATCTGCAAAAATGTGACGATGATAATGCAAAAAAATATTACAACTTACAAGTAACTGCAGAATCATGGGACTTAACTCCGGTTCATCCCAGAAGCGGTAGAAACACAATGCTTCCCGGTGCAATTACTCATATCAAAGCTTTTACGAAATTAAAGATTGATGATATAAATTTTATAGGTAAAAATCACAAAGAGTTTTGGGACAATGAAGTTGTTGATGCAATTGAATTAGATCCACTTGCTACTTTGCGAAAACTTATTGACAAAAATAAATCTGATCCAGATGAATTTCATAGTAAACAACATAAAAAATTCATGTACGAGATGGCTGCAGTAATGCAAAAATTTGGTACTACACCTTCAGGCTTCAAAGATTTTGCGGTTGACGTATGGAAAGAGTATTATCAGAGAACAGCACTACTTGTAGAAAAGAAAATTCCAGCACCCCCTAAGGATTTTTCATTGATCTTATGGTTAAGATTACACAAAAAAGTGGGCGGTAAATACAATTGTATTCCTAACAGCGTGTACACACGTTTTATAGAAAATGATGTAGATGTTATTGAATGCTTACCAAAAGCTAAAAAGAAATTTTTTAAAGATTTTGCATAATCATGTACAATTATTCATATCTTGCATTGATACACGGTAAATGGAAACAAGGTGTTTGTGAAGTTGTAAAAGACAGATTTAAAGGTTATAACAAAGGCAACTTTAGTTTTTATCCTTGTTTACTACATGTCATAGAAGAGGGACATGAGGAGCAGGTTAGTATATTAGAAACTAAAACGTTAGCCATTCTGTATGATTACCTTGAAAATCCTGAATTTTACACTAAACCAACAGAATATGTTGATCCTAAGTTTGAACATATAGATGAAAACTATATTAAAAATGTTATAGAGAAAATAATAAAGGAAAATAATCTTAATTTTAGAAAAGTCAAAGAGGAGTTTCTCAAAGAATCAATTAAAGATCCTGACTTCTTAGAAAAAATAAGAATGTTTCCTGAAAAATATCTTGAAGGCTGTTGAACTTGACAGTGAATAGTAATTCTGTTATATTATACTTATGAAAAAATACGCACTCATAGACACAGCTAACACATTCTTCCGTGCCCGTCATGTGGCTAGTCGCAATACTGACACATGGGGTAAAATCGGCATGGCTCTACATTTATCACTTGCAAGTGTTAATCAAATTGCAAGAAAGTTTGGAGTAGACCATGTAGTATTCTGCTTAGAGGGCCGTTCATGGCGTAAGGATTATTACGAGCCATACAAAAAAAATCGTATTGTTGATGCACAAGCACAAACAGATTCCGAACGTGAAGAAAATGAAATGTTCTGGGATACATACGAAAAGTTCACAACTTATCTTATTGAAAAGACAAATGTAAGTGTAATCAGACATCCAGAAGCTGAGGCTGATGATGTTATCGCACGATTCATTCATTTACATCCTGATGATGAACACTTTATCATATCTAGTGACACTGACTATATTCAATTAATTGCACCTAATGTTAAGCAATACAATGGTGTTACTAATCAATTAATCACATTAGAAGGTTACTTTGACGATAGAGATAGACCTATCGTAGATAAGAAAACAAAAGAAACAAAGTTATTAGGTGACCCTGAGTTTGTTTTATTTGAAAAATGTATGCGTGGTGATGCAACTGATAATGTATTCAGTGCATATCCAGGTGTACGTACTAAAGGTTCTAAGAATAAAGTTGGTCTTACAGAAGCGTTTGAGGATCGTACTAAACAAGGCTTCAACTGGAATAACTTAATGTTGCAGAAGTGGGCCGATCATAACGGTGTAGAACATCGTGTTAGAGATGATTATGAACGTAATCGCACATTGATTGATCTTAAGGCACAACCACAAGAAATCAAAGATAAAGTTGATGAAGCTATTATTACAGGAGTGCGTACTAATTCAACTCCTCAAGTAGGTATTCACTTTATGAAATTTTGTGGTAAGTATGAACTTACTAAAATTAGTGAACAAGCAGAAGCATACGCAAAATGGTTAAACAGTCCTTATACTGGATCATTAGTTAAATAAGACATCATTTGGGAACGGAAAAATGACTAAATATTTTAATGCTATATATCTCAAATTCGGGGCTTACTACAATGTACATAGTAACTAATGACGAAGGTCAAATACTATTATACACCTCAGACTCAAGAATGGCAAATTACGTAAATGCTAGAAGTAAGGGAATTGATTCTGAATTTCGTTTACGTGTTGGCGGTGATCCGGGAACTAAAACATCTAAATCTATTTGGCATCACGTTAGACAATTCTATAAATGACAGTTGCAGTAAATATACATAATCTAGAAAGCACCGAGGAAGTAGAAAAGTTAATAACCTATGCGGTAAAAAACTGTAAGGGCTTTAGGGGTGCTGCGTATAAAGATGAATTTGGTTTAGACTGTCCACTAGGAGTACAATTTTTTTTTGACACCGAAGAGGATGCAATCATTTTTAACTTGAAGGATATATGATGTACGTTGACCAAATGAAGTATTGGTATAAATTGGTAGATCATTACTATGACAATGAACATTGGAAATGCAGTGATGTTGCTCCCACTGGCAGTATTAGTGAATGGATAAAACATGAATTCGATGGTATTATTGATTGGCAAGATAAGAAAATATACTTTAATGATCCTAAAAGACTTTCTTGGTTTGTTCTTAAATGGTCATGACATATCCAGTAAAAATATATTGGAAAAATGGTGATAGTATTAGTGACTGGAA